GGTTACTATCTGCGTAACCATGGCGGAGTGCATCTTTTTATTCTCTGTAGCAATCCACAACTGCATATCACCATGAGTGAGCGGTTCAAGGAAATCATCAGTCTCCAGTTCTCCTTCACTATGTTCCTTAACCCTTTCAAGAAGAGGCGCAACCTCTTCCCAGATGTATGCAATATCTTCAGGCTGTACAATGTGAGCCTTCAAGAGTTAGTCATCCCCTTACCCGCAACAAAGCCATAGAAGTTAGTTCCACCGTCAAAGGTTGTAAAAGTTATTACATCAGTACCAGAGGAAGTCATAAGGTTATTACTGGTGTCATCGCCATCAGCCCAGTAAACCTTATTACCGCCCCCACCATGCGCTCCGGCATAGAAGGTAGCCGTGCAACTCCCAAGATTAGTACCTAAGATAGTTACGGAGTTTGAGTGGGAGGACAGGGCATTGGTGATTCCTATATTGAATGTTCCGCCACCTGATAAAGTAAGGGTCTGGACATTCCCATCCTCAAGATCAATATTAAATGCTGCGGTCTTTGTGCCTATTGCACTGACAGTTTCTGAATAATCAGTAAAGCGTGGTCTGCTAACGACCGTATCAGCGCAGGCTATCCCAGCATCCACCGTTAATTGCTGGACAAATCTACCATCACCAAAGACATCTAAAGTATATGAGGGGCTAGTATCTAAAATACCAACCCTCTGCCCTTTTAATGTAATGTGGACTTGGTTGTCTACATAGAAATCAGCACGGGGGCTACCCGCATCACAGCGGATTGTTAAGTTCGCTGAATTAGCAACATTGTTATCCATCTCCAATGTTAAATCCCCAGAAGTACCCGAAATCTCTACAGTACCCGCATCTAAGGCTAACAGATTTACCCAATGTGAACCCTTCTTAAAGACATAAAGCCCCTCAACACCAGTACCTAAAGGGTCGGCATTTGTACCATCAAAATACCTTATATCACCCGCTCTGGGCCTATCTGGTATTGCATTAGTTCTTTCCAGCCTGAAGGTGGCTTGATTGAAAAGTACGTTACCAAGACGCTTCAGTTCCTCAACCGTGTATACCCCTAAAGATTCTGGATCAGACGGTAAAGGGCCGGGTTCATAATGAGTTACAGATTTTTCTACCCTATCAGTATAGGTAGCCATTAGTTCATCTTGGAACCACGAACCCCTGCATTGCTAACATCCAGAGAATAACCGTCCAGCCTCCATGTTTGATCTCCGGTGGATTCAAATTTCACACCGATATATTTTCCTGTAACTCTAACGGGAACTTTTGATTGAGTATCAGGATCAAAGGTATACGGGCCTTCCCATGCAATGTCTTCTTCTGTAGACATCTGACTTCCCACATAAACATTTACATTCGTTGTGCCAGATACCGACATCTTGGGCCAGACTGAAGTAACGTGCTTGACCATTGCCTGATTAGGCTGACCCTGTTCGTCCATAGACAGTCCAGTTCTTTCAATATAGGATGTCATGTTAGTACCGTCTGACGTATTCCCAGTATTGTTCCTGTACAATTTTGTATCAGTAGGAGATACCATAATCAGAGTTTTACCTTCCTTACTTATGAAGGATGATGAGGTTATCTCACTCCATTTCTGGGTTTCTGTTGTCCAAGTTGTAGTTGCAGCATTCCATGAAGCAGTCGTCAGGGGATCGGCTTGAGTACCATACCCAATAAACCCTAAGTTTGGAATATCACGCTCTGTGAATGTCTGGTTTATCCAGTTGTAAACCAATGCTTTGTCGCATTGAGCATCCGAATTGCCAGAAGTTACATAACAGGCCCACATTTCTGTATTGGCATAATCCGCTACAACAAATGATTTCTCGTACTCATCACCATTGATGTTACCAAATACATAATCCCGCATCTTATGTGGAAGTATGGATTTGATCTGTCTGCCATCGTTGACATACATATCACCATTACCAAAGATGAAATGACCACCATCAAATTCCACTACGCAGTTCTTGGATAATGCGCCGACAGTTGGAGATAGTTGACGAAATGAGAAGATAAACGGAGTTCCAACATACGTCATGGAGTAGGTGGAATCTTCCTTATAGATCATAAAGGCATCACCAAGAGGCACACCATCTACGATCTTTCCTCTGGTGTCTGCTAATTCATACTCACCAGCATCGACTGTTGCGCTGGTTTCATCCCAAGACGTAGGTACAGCCTGTGTAGCTGCTTCTGTTGACCACTTTACAAGTCTTGTATATGGAACAGAAGACTTCTTTATATTTAGGGCGATCAGGAAGGAGCGGAATGCTCTTACAGAATAGGCTTCTGTCGAGGCAGGCCAGTTACTCAAGTCTGCCATCTTGGTAGATGTAGAAGGTATTCCCGAACTCAACGCCCAGAACTGCGGGTCATCATAACCATTAGCCATGATAAGAACACCACCTAATACAGTGGATGTCCAGCCCTCTTTAGCGGTGGCACTATAATCACCACCAGATGTTCTGGTTATGTCAGTCCATGACGATCCGTTATGAACGTATATCTTAGCCAGACCACCTATGATCCAGTAGTTGGACGAGCCAACTTCCAGATTAATAATATGGTACGGTGCAACAGGACAGGAAGCCATAACTTCCTTATAGCCGGGGGTTTTCTGTATAGCCCCATGCTCTGCCCTTATATTATTGCCATCCGTCCAGACATTAGGGGGCAGTTGCCAAGAGTTTATATCTTTGACAATCCCCATCTGCCCGACATTATCAATCGGGATTAAAGCCATTTATGCAGAATCCCATGATAAGGTAGACTCATTCCAGCTATATCCCGTTCCATATGGTTTTGGAGTTGGGGATTCCCATTGACAAGTATCTTCATCCACAGTCCAAGAATTAAATGGCTGTGGTGGAATAAAAGCATCTAACTCTTCGTTATAAGTAAATCCTTGGCCGGCATAGTTCTTACGAAAAGGTGTACCACCGTTATTATGAACTCCAGCCTCGGTATTATAAGAAGTTTGTTTCCACTTCCCGCCAAGTTTTTCATTGCACCAGTTTTCTCCATCTGCTTCGTTAGCATCACTTACGACAATTACCCGAAGCACGACATTATTTTCATCTAATTCTGCAAAATGAGCCATTTGTATTTCCTTATGCTGCGTACCTAATAATAATTATCCCAGAACCACCATGACCACCCCGGTTCATTCCGCCTCCGCCATCGTCGGCTCCGCCCCCACCGCCTCCGGTATTAGCCGAGCCTGATCCTCCCGCGCCTCCATTTGCAGATGCTGACCCACCGCCACCATCTCCACCGGCTTTATCAGAACCACCCGATCCACCACCTCCATAAATATTTCCGGTTCCGTTAATTACAAATGTTGCGGTAGAAGAACTGTCATTTTTTGTCCAATCATACACAGTGCCACTTCCTTCTGTCTCACCATCACCACCATGACCTGTGCCATCGGTATCGCCAGTTTCTCCCCAGCCACCGCCAGACATTGCACCACCATCATGACCCATATTTACAGTAAAGGTTGACGTACCAGCACCACCAGAGCCATAATTTCCGCTGCTACCTCCATTACCTTTCTGACCTTTATAAGCAGTAGCCAAAGAACCAAGAGATGAGTTGTTACCATCGTTTGCTATTGGATTCGAACCACCTCCAGATGCAGAACCACCAGCACCTACAGTAGCTGTATGAGTGCCCGCAGTAATCGTTTTTGCAGGTAAATACATACCACCACCTGCACCACCACCATAGCCACCACTCGTACCACCAGCAAATGCACCAGTACCACCTCCAGCAATGACCAGAATATCTACAGTCCCAGACCCACCAGTCACAACAAAGTCATCAGTGCTAGTAAAGGTATGGATTTTATAAGATGTACCGCTAATAGTTGCAGTAGTTTCTGTTCCCCCGCTTGCTGAAAATGTAGCTACTCCAGCGGTTCCCATTAATGCAGCTTTAAATGCTCCTAGTGGCATAATATTATCCTCACTTCATATCCGTTCCGGCAGCAAAGCCGTACCAGATTGTTCCAGCGTCTACCGT